AAGCTAAATTAGATTTTGCGATAGCATCTAATGATCAAGCTATTACTCGTAATGGTCGTATGGCTATTACCTTTCTTGACGATTCAAAAGTAAGGCTTACTGAACACAGCAAATTAGTTATTGATGAGTATATTTTCAATCCTGATCCTTCTAAATCTAAAATGGCTCTTAAGTTTGCTAGTGGTACAGCAAGATTTATAACAAGTGAACTTGGAAAAATAGCAAAACAAAATATTCAACTATCTACACCTACAGCACAGATCACAATACGAGGTACAGATTTTACTTGTACAGTAGATGAGCTTGGACGTAGTCTGATCATACTTTTGCCTGATTCAAGTGGGTTACCAAGTGGTGAAATATTAGTAACTACAGCTATTGGCTCTGTTACTTTAAATAAACCATATCAAGCTACCACAGTAGATGTGTTTGAAAGTGCTCCTAGTTCTCCTGTAATTCTTGATCTTACTTTAGACATTATTGACAATATGTTAATTGTTTCTCCACCGAAAGAAGAAGTTGTCTTAATAGAAGAAACCACCACCCAAACAAATGACATCTTAGATTTTAATGAATTAGATATAGACTACTTAGCAGAGGACGAGCTTGAGAAAGATTCCTTAGAGTTTACTGAGCTAGATTATGATGCTCTTGATACAAACTTTCTTGAGGATTTATTGCAAATAATTGATGAATTCGGTGAAGAAGAAGATGCTTTACAAGATGTTACTTCTACAGTTATTTCAGGCACTAAACTAGGACAAGATCAAGATACACAAATAACATCTTTCATTACTGGTGGTACTGTAACCTTACAGAGACAAGTTTCTAACTTTGCTAGAGTTGATCTGAATGTTGATGGTTCTTATACAGTAATATTTATTCAAGATGGCATTTCAAGAATAGTAAAAGTAAATGGGGGCAGTTCATCAGTAATAAGAATTACACAGGATTAATTAGTAAATTATTTCCATACATATTAGTTTTGGTTTTAGCTTTACCTCTGCTTTTGCAACATACTTATCAACAGCTTATCAAGTTAAGAACCTTTGATTATTTTGTGCCTGAGTATCAAGAATCAGGATATTTTACTGTTATTAATCTTGATGAAAAGTTTGTAGATGATCAAGGTGGTTATCCTATACCAAGATTAGAATTGGCTAAGATTCATGCAGAAATAATAAATGCAGGGGCTTTGGGTGTTGGTTGGGTTTTAGCTATGCCACATAAAGATAGATTAGGTGGTGATGATATTTTTGCAGATGTGCTTGGGCAAACTAATTCTGTTTTATCTATCTTTGAATATGAGAATGGCATTTATCCACAGACAGTCGGAACAGTAATATTAGGTGAAGATGTAAAAACCAATTTAATAAAAGGCACAATAAATAATGTTGAACCATTAAGATCAAGCACAAATGAAGGTTTAGCTTCTGCACCTGTAGATGTTGATAATTTAGTTAGACAAATACCTCTGTTATATCAAACTCCTAATGGATGGGTTTCTTCATATGCTGTAGAAGTATTGAAAGTATTAGTAGGTGCTGATACTTATATCATAAAAACAAATGAACTTGGTATTGAAGAGATAAAAGTACAAGGTTTACCACAAACAAGGGTGGACAGTTTAGGACGAAAGTGGGTGAGTTGGGTAGAAACATCTGAAACAAATTTAAAAGAATTAGATGTTAAAGATAAGTTTGTCTTTGTAGGTTTTACAGCTTCAGGAATAATGCCCACGATTTCTACACCTGTCGGTCTTTTGGAGCCTCATAAAATTCAAACTGCTTTAGCTGAAAGTATTTTAATTGAAAACAGTCCATACATACCAAATTGGTATTTATCGCTAGAATTGCTAATTTTTATATTATCAGGGCTTCTTATTTGGCTTCTAACACAATCTTTTGGACTTACCCTTAGTCTTACTATGGGTGGATTTGTTATGTTTTCTACAGGTCTTTATGGCTATTGGACAATAAAACAAGGAATATTAATAGATGTTACATGGTCTCTTATTGGACAATTTATAATTGCAAGTACAAGTTTTTATTTACGATTTAGAGAACAATACAAACTAAGACAACAAATCAAAAAACAGTTTGAGCATTATCTTGATCCAAGACAAGTCAAAAAATTACAAGACAATCCTGAGTTACTAAAGCTAGGTGGAGAAAAAAGATACTGTACATATATGTTTACAGATGTCAGAGGTTTCACCAGCATGTCTGAACAATTAGAGCCTGAAAAAGTTACTTACATAATGAACAAAGCTCTTACAGTACAAGCTAATGCAGTAAAGTCTAATGAAGGTATGGTTGATAAGTATATAGGCGATGCAATGATGGCTTGTTGGAATGCTCCATTAGATGTTGAAAAACATCAAGACCTAGCTTTAAAAACTGCTAAAGAAATTATTATAAATATGGAAACTCTAAATAAAGAGCTAATAAAACAGAAATTACCTGCAATAAAAATCGGTATTGGTATTAATACTGGATATGCAATTGTCGGAAACATGGGGTCAGATGACAGATTTGAATTTACAAGTTTAGGTGATTCCGTAAATTTATGTGCAAGACTTGAATCAAGTACGAAAGAAAAAATGGTAGATGTTTTAATTGGAGAAGAAACAAAACGGTCTTGCTCTTTTGATTTAAAAAAATTAGATGCTATTATGGTCAAAGGCAAAAGCAAAAAAGTAAATATTTATACATTTAGTTAAATGAAAGCAATATTAAAAAATCTTCTAGGAGCAGTAGCCCCAACAATAGGAACAGCACTTGGTGGCCCTATGGGTGGAATGGCTGGTAAAATCCTTTCTGAAACACTTGGTGTTCCTAATAATCAAAAATCAATTGAAAAAGCAATGCAGACTGCTTCACCTGAAGAATTAGCAAAAATCAAAAAAGCAGAACTTGAATTTGAAGCTGAAATGAAAAAACTTGATGTAGATGTTTTTGCTCTTGAAGCACAAGAAAAGCAAGATGCCAGAAAACATTTTTCTAAAGATTGGACAGCTAGAATTATTGGTATTGCTACCATCGGTGGCTTTCTTGGTTATATATTCTTAGTAACCTTACAACCACCTGAACAGAACTCAGAAGCACTAATAAATCTTGTCTTAGGTTATTTAGGTGGTTTAGCTAGTGCAATTATCTCTTTCTACTTCGGTGCATCTAATTCTTCCAAAGACTAATATTAATTGCTAGACTTAGGTCTGAACTAATAACGAGGAGTATTTATGTTCTCAATAATAATTGATATATTCGGCATTGTTTCAATGGTGGTTTTTGTTGCAAGTTTTATAGCTATGATTACACCGACACCAAAGGACAATGAGTTTCTAGGTAAAGTTTATGGCTTAATAGATTTATTAGCTTTAAACGTCTATAAAGCAAAGGATAAATAAAATGTCTGCTGAACCCTTTGTTTACAATGTAATTTTGGACCGTGTCATAGATGGCGATACAATCAAGGTTTCAAGCATAGACTTAGGGTTTAGTGTATCTTTACAAAATAGATCAATACGAATAGCACAAATTGATACACCTGAAAGTCGTATCAATACAAAAAAATATCCAGAAAGAACCAGAGAAAAAGAACTTGGTCTATTAGCAAAACAAAAATTAATAGAATGGTTAGTTGGCAAAGTCACAATCAAAAGTTATGGGCCAGACAAATACGGAAGAATATTAGCTGATGTATTTTGTGACAAAGGCAACATTGCAGATTTATTAAAAGCACATGAGCCACCTCTAGCTGTAGATTATGATGGTGGAACTAAAACAAAAGTATGGAAATGAAAATATCAGAAGAGGGCAAAGCTCTAATTAAAAAGTTTGAGGGTTGCGAGTTAGAGGCATATAAATGTCCAGCAGGAGTTTGGACAATCGGTTTTGGGTTTACCAAAGGTGTGAAAGAGGGCGATGTGTGGTCTCAAGCCCATGCTGAAGAAATGTTAGACATTGAATTAGAAGAATATGAAGAATATGTTTCTGATCTTGTTGATGTGCCTCTGAATGAAAATCAATTCTCAAGTCTTGTAGCATGGTGCTACAATTTAGGCCCTACAAACCTTGTTCAGAGTACGTTACTCTCCAAGTTAAATGCTGGGTTATACGAAGATGTGCCACATGAAATCAAAAGGTGGAATAAGGCTAATGGTGAAGTTTTAGAAGGTCTTGTTCGTAGGAGAGAAGCAGAAGCACTTTTATTTGAAGGCAAAGATTGGAGTGAAGTCTAATGTCAGAACAATATGTAGGTGGCAAAGGCGATAAAAGAAGAAAAGAAAACAGACAAAAGATAAACCAAAACTGGGATAAGATTTTTAAGAATAAAAATAAAAATGGCACTAAGCAAAATACAAACTAAAAGATTAGGCAGTCTTTTATCACTAATGTTTGAAGATGGTAAACTTCCTGAACCGATTCTTAAAGATTTAATTGATCAGGATTATGCAAGACTCAA